GAAGCCCCCAGTGAAACCCCCCTTTTGCTTCTTACTTTTGGGTAGGCGTAGCCTACCCGAAAAGTAGGATACGGTCGTTCTCCGGAATATAAAAGAAACCCTACGTCGTGGCCTTCGGCCACTCCTACGTCGTGGCCTTCGGCCACTCCTCCGGATTTTTCAATTCTTCAAGGGTGTAAATGAAAAAAAGGTGTAAAATTACACAGTTACATATAAAATGCATAAAAGCATCATTCAAAGTTACACGCACTTCCCACCTCTCATTTGGGTCGGTTATGCCAACCCGAAAAGTAAAATACGGTCGCTATACGAAATACAAAAGTTATGCTTCCTGTTTATGTTCGCGGTCATGCGTCATCATCGCCATATTCTCAATGATTTGTCCAGCGTATTCATCGTCCAAAAAGTCCGCCATGTCATACAGATTCTTTTCCATTCTTCGCTTGGCCCTTCTTGTCATTCCTCGTGGGTAACGGTTGAATAACACCGACATTAACTCCAAATATGTGACCCCTTTTTCTTTGAAAAAATTCTCCATATGTTCGATGGGGCATTCATCGTCTTCGTAATGGTCGGTAGATGAAACACCGGTATTTGCCGCAACCGTCGCATCTGCTGCTCCCGCACCCTCGCCCGCACCCTCTCCTGCACCTTCGTCCGCACCTTCGTCAGCACTCTCATCGTCGTCATCCTCATTCTCGTCGTCTTCATCACTCCAATAGGTGTCTTCGTCGTCGTCTTCATCGTCATCTTCATCGTCATCTTCATCGTCTTCATATAATTCCCTATCATTTATTTCAGTACGACAAAAGGGACACGTATTGGATGTGTTCAAACATTTGACAATGCATTTAAAACAAAAGACATGTCCACAAGGAGTAGAACAGACGTTTTTATTTTTTGTAATCGGGTCGAAACAGATGGGACAGTTATCACCCGCGACAACCACCGAATCTTCCGTGAAACATACGGTGGAAATGATGTTCTCCATCACTTGAGCCACAATAATGTTGGTATTGTCGAACGGAATAGTGTTTGCAATCATTTCTCGATAGGGTTGAATCTTTTATATTTCGTAGAGCGACTGAAAGGAGCTTGTAGAAATATTCTATATATAGAATGTATATAGGTATTGAATTATTAAAAAAAAGGATTCAATTTTATAGAAAAATGTTGTATATCTCTTTCGACTCTTATGAACGCTCTATGGATATACACAAAATAATATAAAAATAATTCGAACTATTTGTATACATGGTACACCCATTCGACCGTATTTTTATAACTTGAATATTTTTACGAGCTCCTTTCACTCGCTCTCCACAATATTTCTACGAGCTCCTTTCACTCGCTCTCCACAATATTTCTACGAGCTCCTTGCAGTCGCTCTCCGAAATATAAAAGAAATCCTACAATATTTCTACGAGCTCCCTTCGGTCGCTCTCCGCAATATAAAAGAAATCCTACGAACTCCCTACGGTCGTTCTCCGGATTTTTCAATCTCCCTTCGGTCGTTATCCGGATTTTTTTAGTTATATACATCATCTCTTAAAATGGTCAAAAACACGGTTGGTGGCGGAAAAAGTAAAAAAATAGCACGTAAGCTTACAACCGCGTTTGCAGTAAAAGAGTTCACGCGGTTTTCTACAAACGAACTGGAACAATACGCACTCGCCACAAAAATATACGGAAACGGAAGATGTCAAGTAAAAACTCACACCGGACTTGACATACAATGTGTGATACGGAATAAGTTCAAAGGCCGGTCGAAACGGGGCAATGTGGTGACCATCGGGACGTATATATTGATTGGACTAAGAGAATGGGAATCGAGTTCCGGATACAAAACGTGCGACTTGTTGGAAATTTACGACAAAGAAGATATAGTAGTATTGAATAGCCAACCACTCTTTAAAAAATTAGTGGAAAGTACTAGTGTAAAAGATACAAATGATGGTCTCTTTTCATTAGTCGAAGAGGAGGAGAAAAAAAATATAATGATATCTTTGAATACGAAACTACCATCGGTAGAAGAAGGTGACGAGACAGGAGTGTTTTCAATCGAAAAAATAGATGATGCATTTTTTGATGATATTTAGTTATGTGTATTTTTTTCATGTCCTATTGAAAAATCAGGAAATCGACCAAAGGGAGATTGTAGGATTTCTTTTATATTCCGGAGGAGTGGTCGAAGACCACGACATAGGAATATTGAAAAATCCGGAGGAGTGGCCGAGGGCCACGACGTAGGATTTCTTTTATATTTCGGAGAGCGACTGAATACTATTTTTCGGGTAGGCGTATGCCTACCCAAAAGTAAGAAGCAAAAGGGGTTTCACTGGGGGCGAAGCCCCCAATGGAGGAGCTCGTATGATTTATTTTATATTTCGTATGATTTTTGTATTTTTTTCATATATCTTTGAAAATAACCATATATTTGAAACTAGCTGTATCAAATATATCATTGCCTGTATAATGCCCTATATCATGACCTATATCATCGCCCATATCATGCCCTATATCATCGCCTATATAATGCCCTATATCATGCCCTATATCATCGCCTATATAATGCCCTATATCATCGCCTATATAATGCCCTATATCATGCCCTATATCATCGCCTATATCATGACCTATATCAAATACATCATCTCCTATATCAAATACATCGCACATATCAAATATATCATACCCTATATCAAATATGTTAAATATGTCAAAAATATATAAATATAGTAGCATATATATAATAATCATACGAGCTCCTTTCAGTCGCTCTCCGAAATATAAAAGAAATCCTACGAGCTCCTTTCAGTCGCTCTCCGAAATATAAAAGAAATCCTACGAGCTCCTTGCAGTCGCTCTCCGGATTTTTCAAACAGCTACCCCCCGTACAGGTGAAAAACACGAAAGAAACGTAAAATGTTCGAATGCGAATACTGTATATATAAAACCCCTTACAAGTCAAGATTCAGTGCTCACTTAAAGACAAAGAAACACGCAAGAATAGTAGAAATAAATCAAAAAAATGGTGAAAATCGAATGAGTGTATGTGACTTTTACAAATGTAAAACATGCAATAAACCGTATTTTTCTTATTCTGGGCTATGGGGTCATAGCAAACAATGTGGATGGAAATGCATGGGGTTTGAAAAATCAGGAGGAGAAACCCATCCAACTATCGGAGTCAACATGAATGACTCAAAAGTAATAAGCAAAAGTCCTACTTTTCGAATAGACTACGCCCACCCAAAAGTAAGAAGCAAAAGTGGGATTTTCCCCCAGTGGGGGGCTTCGCCCCCACTGAGGGAGCTCGTAGAAATGATGTATATAACAAACGACGAGTCGAGATTCAATCGGTTGAATCCGATGGTACAAGAGAGTAAAAAAGAAATAGCCATAAATACAAACCATATACCATCGGTAACCTACCCACCACTCGCACCCCCCACCCCCTTACAAATAAATGATATTATTAATAGGTTTTTCAAGAATACCAGTAAAAAAATAAACACGGAATCATATAAAGAAAGAGCGAAACAAATCGACAAAAAAGTCAAAAATATTCATATAGAACTACACACGATGATAGAATCGGTGTATAATATTCCTGCGAGCTCTATCCAGTCGCTCTCCGCAATATAAAAGATTATTGAAAAATCCGGAGGAGTGGCCGAAGGCCACGACGTAGGATTTCTTTTATATTGCGGAGAGCGACCGAAGGGAGTTTGTAGGATTTCTTTTATATTGCGGAGAGCGACCGAAGGGAGTTTGTAGGATTTCTTTTATATTGCGGAGAGCGACCGAAGGGAGCTCGTAGTAATATTGAAAACTCCGGAGGATTTCTCTTATATTGAAAAATCCGGAAATCGACCGAAGGGAGTTTGTAGGATTTCTTTTATATTGCGGAGAGCGACCGAAGGGAGCTCGTAGAAATATTATGGAGAGCGAATAAAATGAGCTCGTAGAAATATTACACCGACCAAAAAGAAAAATGAGACAAAACGCAGTTATGATTTATATATTTTATAACTATGTTTCAAGTAATTTGTTAAATGTTCTTTTGTTATTTTCTTCTTAAGAATATTTGATGTAAAAACATTCAAAAGGTATTCAATTATTATATGAAAACAGGAGAAAGACCTGAAAGATATAGAAGAGAATACAAACTTCAATAAAATATACTAACCATTACAGAAATGTAATTGTGAAATAGTATAACGCCCTTTAGGGTGCGTTTACATCACCAAAAAGATAAAAAATAAATTTTATTTTTTAGTAAAGTTTTGTCTCATTTTTCTTTTTGGTCGGTGTAACTATATGACGATTTACTTGTTGTAAAAATGAAAAAATTGATTGCATTTTTTTCATTCTATTTATGTAATATATTCGAATTAAATAACAATCAACTATCATCCATCAAATTAATATTCCTACGAGCTCCTTTCAGTCGCTCTCCGCAATATAAAAGAAATCCTACAAACTCCCTACAGTCGATTTCCGGATTTTTCAATATGTCAACTATCGTTGAAATGAATCAACCCGATATGTCTATTAATATCCCAAATACTGAGCCGAAAGAACCCACTGTCAAAGCCAAAGCTCCTGTTCTTCAACCCAAGTATTTGCGTTATAAGGTATACTCGTTTTGGCTATTGAACCAGGTTAAAAATAAAGGGTATTTAACTACAGAGACAATAACCGAACTGTATAACACAATTGAATTATTCTCATCTGTTGAAACTCAAACTACCTTTTACGAACAGTTCGACAAAGAATTATTCAAAGAAGTGCAGAAAAATATGAACAAGGAAATTACTTTACAAACTAAACCACCCAAGAAAACACCGGCGAAAAAAACAGTACCAACTGATGAAAACAAAGCCACAGTTCAACGTAAAAAGAAAACTCAAGTCGTTGAAACCACTTTACCTTCTCCTCAAGAAGATTTATATAATCAATTGATAGCCACGACGAATAAACCCAAACAAACCGAACAACCTGTACAAACCGAACAACCCAAACAAACCGAACAACCTGTACAAACCGAACAACCTGTACAAACCGAACAACCGATTAAAGAAAAAACTAAAAAAAACACCAAACAATGTAAACCGAATCAACCCAAATCTGATGAAAAAGTAAAAGTCATCAATAATACTACTATAGTAGAAGAACCTGTTAATACTATTGAACAATCCGTCACTAGTGGGGTAGAAGAGAGTAAAACAGAAGAAATAAAACCCAATGATTTAAAATCCACCAAGAAGCCCAAAGCACCCAAAGAGACCAAAGAGCCCAAAGAGCCCAAAGCACCCAAAGAGCCCAAAGAGCCCAAAGAGCCCAAAGCACCCAAAGAGCCCAAAGCACCCAAAGAGCCCAAAGAGACCAAGAAATCAAAGAAAGCTAACGACAAAGAACCAACAGAACCAACCAAACCACTATTAGAACGGGTTACTACCCCCATACTAGAAGAAGAAAAATATGAAGAACCAATAAACACCCAAGAGGTGAAAGAACCAGAAGTAGTCACCCAAGACACCACCCAAGACACCACCCAAGAAGAAGACGAAGAAGAGGAAGTCATTGTCCAAACCGCCATCGTAGATGGAGTAGAAATATATTACGATGAAGAAGGAACCGCGTATGACATCGACTCGAATGTTATCGGGAAATACGACCGACTAACAAAGATATTCACCCTAGAAGAAGACTAGATGAATAGTTTTCGATATTCCTACGAGCTCCTCCATTGGGGGACAAATCCCCCCCAGTGAAACGTATGTAAAAAATGTATATACATCGTTTTTTTATATTTGTTTTGGCTACACAAAACAAATATTTGTATATGTTGTATTTTCCAAAGAGTCAATATTCCTATGTCGTGGTCTTCGACCACTCCTCCGGAATATAAAAGAAATCCTACAATCTCCCTTTGGTCGATTTCCTGATTTTTCAATATTCCTATGTCGTGGTCTTCGACCACTCC